AAACGGATTCGATAGGAGGGGGACGTTTTGCCTTGGGACGAATCCGCCCCATGCATTGGACGAATCTGGCCCATCGATGGGACAGAAACAGCCAATCGATGAGCCAAATTTGGCCCGTGTACATATAGAAACAAATACCTCTAAGAGAACTAAGAGTACCGCGCGTGAGGGATTGGAGTATGAGAGACCCACCGAGGAGCAGGTGATCGAATACTTCCGGGACATTGGCGGGACCGATGTCGCCAATCAGCTGGGCCAAGAGTTCCACACCCACTACGAAAGCACGGGTTGGTATGTTAGCGGCACTCCGATGGCCAAGTGGCAACCGAAGGCGCGAAGCTGGCTATCAAGACACAGAAACAAGCAAAGCAATGAAAGACGAAAAGGATTCAACCCCACAGGCTTCACTCCGGATGGCCTCAAGGACTTTATCGATAACGGGTAGCACTCAGCTACTACTGAGAGGAGAACGTCGAAATTTGACCCCTCAAAATGCGTGGGAGGAAGGGACAGGAATAAGAACAGCACTCAGGTTGCACCCACAAGCCACCCGCGCTTGGTTCCTTGCGGAGCTTGGACAGCTCATCAAGTTCGTCGACGCGACCAAGACCATCCAAGACGACGCCGAGATGAAGGAGACGGCGCGGGCGCTCATGGAAGAGTTCCCGTGTTTCAAGCTGGAGGAGTTCGCCTTGGTCTTCGAGGGCATCAAGAGAAACAAGTTTGGCCCCATGTACGGACGGCTGAAACTGGGGGAGCTGATGGAGTGCTGCCGCAAGTGGGAAGAGACCCGCGCCGAGAGAATTTTGGAGCGTAAGCATCGTCCGGAACGTGACCACTATCAAAGACACGCGGGATCTGTGGAGCCGAGAAGGGCTATCTTACTCACCGTAGAGGACCTCATCGACCTCGGAGAAATCAAACCCAATGACTGAAGGCATCCTCGCCGCCATCGCCGTCTTGAGCTTTGCACAGCTCGGCGTTGAGTATTTCCAAGAGCACCAGGTGCGCCTGTTCAATCTCGTCATTCTTTTGCTGGTATGCCTCGGCCTCGCATCGTGACCCGCAAGAAGCTCATCGCCCGCCTCGACAAGGTCTTCTCCCAATGGGTGCGGATGCGTACCGCCGACCACCGAGGCTTCGTCGAGTGCTACACCTGCGGAAAGGTGGCACACTGGAAGACGGTCGACGCGGGACACTTCCAAAGCCGGGCCAAGTTCTCGACGCGGTGGATGTGCGACCCGGAGGAGGGGATGGTGAACGTGGCCCCGCAGTGTAAGAGTTGCAACGGATTCCGATCTGGGGAGCAGTTCAAATTTGCCCGCCGCCTTGATGCGGAATTCGGAGAGGGGACAGCGGAGACCATAGAGCAAGCGAGCAACCAGACGCGCAAGTACAGCGTAGAAGAATTGGAGGCGCTGATTGACGTCTACAACAGAAGACTTCGCAAGCTGTGACCCTGCACCGATACCTCGAAAAGAACTACGGCGACCTGCGCCAAGCCGCCCACAGGATAGCGGGACGCGATGGCGACGACCTACTTCACGAGGTCATCTTGCAACTCTACCAAACCAAAGACGACACCATCAACGGACTCCTGGACAGGGGCCAAATGAAGTACTGGGTGTTGAGGGTGATGGTAAACAACTACAACTCCAAGACCTCTCGGTATCACTACAAGTGGCGGAAGGATATCGAGCGCCGCCGCAAGTTCTCGAAACAGATCGAAGGCTGGTGGGACGGGGACGGGGTAGCAGCGCACCGCGATCAGCTCCTCAGCCATATCGAAGAGCGCCTCGCCGATTTGCCATGGTTCGAGGCTGAGGTGTTTGCGATATATTTCGAAGAGGGGCACACCTTGGACTCGTTCGCTGAGGCCACAGGCATCTCCAGACATACACTATACACCACCATAAGACGTGTCAGAAAAGAACTCCAAGGGGCTGGGCGACAAGATAGCCAAGCTGACGAAGGCGACGGGAATAGATAAGCTGGTCCACGCTGTGGTCGAAGACTGCGGATGTGACGAGAGGCAGAAGAAACTCAACGAGCTCTTCCCTGGTCGTGGGGTGGCTATGAGTGAAGCCGACGTCCCACTCTTCGAGGAGCTCTTGCCGTCCATAGAACGGGGCAGACTCTCCCGCCCGGAATCAAAGAAGATGTACGCCATCTATAATCGAACCTTTAACGCCAACGCCAAGCCCTGCAATTGCACCGGCAAGAACCAGCGCATGGTAACCAAACTCCAACAAGCCTATGACCATCGCTGTAAAATTTAAGACCTACACCTACCCCGACGCGGTATCCAATAACGCCCAGCGCGGGATCGACCTCAACGAGAAGAACGGCAACAAGTGCGCCACCCAAACGGGCAAGGTCAGGGCGCAACAGCTGGCCCAAAAAAAGGCCGTTAGCTTTGAGACCGTGAAAAGGATGTACTCATATCTTTCCCGTGCGGAGGAGTATTATGACGAGTCAGATTCGTCCTCTTGCGGAACCATTTCGTATCTTCTATGGGGAGGCAAAGCCGGACTGCGGTGGGCTACCAGCATCATGAGGGAAGAAGGTAAGCTATGATTCACAAGAAAGTAATCGAGGCCAATGGCGTAAAGTACCTCCTGACAGAGAAGGAGGGACGCACGAAATCCGGGCGGAAGATTCGCTCCTGTAAGTGGGAGACATACCAAGAAACCCCAACCCTGTTTTGAAGAAGATTAAAATCATCCACACCACAATCCGCGAGATTGAGGGCAAGCGATACCAGGCCACCACGTGGGACTGCACCCCTCCCGGTCATGACGACGCCTACACTTTAAGCCGCACCGAATGGAAGGAGCTTCCAAGTTCAAATAAACAGCTCGGATTGTTTTGAAGATACTCACCGCCGCCCAGCTTGACGGATACCAAAGGAGGAAGGACCGCACCGTGTCCGTGCGCTTCATCACGCAGGAGAAAACCAGCGCAGAGGTAGCGGAGATAGATCAGATGGTGGACACCTTTGGCGTCTTGTACTTTCGAGGGGAGGACACCTTCAACCGCGATGAGGTAGAAGAACTCGACGCCATAGAGCTGGACCTTTACGACGAGCCCAAGAGCCAGAGCCAACGCCTGAGAAACGTCCTTTACAAAGTATGGCAACAAGAGGAGCAGGGAGAGTTCAAGGAGTTCTACCGCCACGAGACAGAGCGTATCATCCAACACTACAAAAACAAGCTCGACCTGTGAACCGCTACGACTACTCCACGAGGGCAGTATTTTTCGGATACATTGGAGCCATCCTGACCCTCCTAATTTGGGCCTATGTCTGACACATACAAAGCCGTCTTCGAATGCCCCGAAAACGAGGAGCGCGTGGTGTGGTATGTATCCAGCCGCAGACAGGCAGGATTGCAATTCACCCACCACAAGAACCGCACACGGGCGATCAAGCGATTCTATGACCGCACCGAATACAGCGAGACAATAGAGAAGGTATTCACTACAGACTCAGAACCCGGATACGACGTGAGCCCCTTTGGATATGGGGCGTAAACCTTGACAGCTATGGACGTACAAAAAAAAGCGATGATACAAGCCTTGGAGAAGGCGTTGGGGATAGTCACCCAAGCGTGTAAGGTGGTGGGCATCTCCAGGCAGACCCATTACAATTGGATGGCTGCCGACGAGGACTACAAGACCGCAGTGGAAGACCTGGGTGATGTGGCCCTCGATTTCGCGGAGAGCAAACTTCACAAGCTGATTGATTCCGGCAACCCCGCCGCCACCATTTTCTACCTCAAGACCAAGGGCAAGAACCGGGGATATGTGGAGAGGCAAGAGATAGCCGTGGCCGAGAAGAAGCCGCTCTCGTGGTTCACCGATGACAACGCGGACGTGAGTTGAGTTTGCATATTTGCAAAGATTGTTGTATCTTTACATCATGACAAATTACGAATGGAGGGTGTACAACATCGACGAAGACGACTGGGATACTCCAACCCAACAGGAATTGCGTGAGGCTGTTTCTGACGACAATTGCGAAGTATGGCTCAAAAGAATCAAAGACGACTGGGTGATCGACCAAGCTCAAGTCCATGCAGGTCGTTTGCCTGAGCGAATGCAGGACGAAGGCTACAAGGTCCCTCAACGATACCACAAAATGCTTGAACGCCTTGCCACATAAAGCGACCCGCATCACTTCCGAGCAGTGTAAACCGTGGCTGTTGGGTCGGCATTACGCCCGCCGGATGTGTTCCATTAGTTACGCTTTCGGGTTGTACGAAGACGGCAAGATGAAAGGGGTTTGTACATTCGGCAAACCAGCCTCGCCGTGGTTGTGTATTGGGGTGTGTGGCCCTGAGCATTCCGAGAGCGTGTACGAGCTGAATCGGTTGTGCGTCTCCGACCAGACGCCAAATATCCTGAGCTGGTTCGTTGCTGAATGTCTGCGCCAACTTCCGCCGATGATTGTGGTCAGTTATGCGGACACCGATCAAGGACACGTCGGATACATCTATCAAGCCACCAACTGGATTTACACCGGAGCGACCAAAGAGCGAACCGATATCGGCACGGCAGACGGCAAGCATTCCCGGCACTATGACGCAACCGAAGACCATCCCCGCAAACATCGCTCCAGTAAGCATCGATACATTTATTTCATAGGCTCAAAGACCCAGCGCAAGCGGTGGCGCAAGGCGTTGAAGTATGCCGAGGAGCCATATCCCAAGGGTGACAACTCCCGATACTCGGAGGCTCCTATTTACTCACAGGCTCAACTGTTTTGAGGCAACCCGCCACATACTACCACGTCAAAGGGTGCGACACCCGGATTCAAATCCACCAAGGCGGGACGCGATCGGGCAAGACGTACTCTATCCTTCAGAGTATCGTCGAGCTGTGTTACAAGAACGAGAACGCTGGGGCCGTCATCACCATAGCCCGGAAGACATTCCCCGCGCTGAGGGCTACAGCCATGAGGGACTTCTTCGAGATACTCGAAAGGGAGGACGCATATAACCCCGACCTCCACAACAAGAGCGAGGCGAATTACGTCCTCTTCGGAAACCTGGTCGAGTTCATCAGCGTAGACCAGCCGCAAAAGGTCAGGGGCCGGAAGCGGTCCATCCTCTTCATCAACGAAGCGAACGAGCTGGCCTTGGAAGATTGGAGGCAACTCCTCCTGAGGACCACGAACAAGGTCATCATCGACTTCAACCCCTCGGACGAATATCACTGGATATACGAGGACGTCATCCCACGAGAGGACTCCAGCTTCTTCCGCACCACATACAAGGACAACCCCTACTTGGACAAGGCCACCATCGCAGAGATAGAACGCCTGAAGGACGCCGACCCGAATTACTGGAGAATTTACGGACTCGGAGAGAGAGGAGTGAACCAGGCCGCCGTCTTCACGTGGGAGGTGGGAGAGGTATCCGGTAAGCGCATCGGGACCGGCCTCGACTTCGGATTCACCAACGACCCGACGGCAGTGATTGACGTATACCAAGACGGTCACACGCTGATCCTTCACGAGCGCCTCTACTCCACCGGCCTCACGAATCCGGACATTGGAGAGGAGCTGGACAAGCTCGATTGTCAGACCATCATAGCAGACTCAGCCGAGCCCAAGAGCATCGAGGAGCTGTATCGGTTGGGGCATAACGTCAAGCCCGCCCGCAAGGGTCCGGACTCAATCCGTCAGGGTATCGACATCATGAGAAGGCACAAGCTCCTGGTTACCGCCGAGAGCACCCACCTACAAAAGGAGCTGAGGGCGTACCGATGGGAGCAGGACAAGAACGGGCGCAACCTGAACAGACCCGTCGACAAGGACAACCACGGCATCGACGCGGTGCGGTACGTGTGTTTGAACTTGCTCACCACCTCCCGCTCCGGTTCCTACTTCCTCGCATAAATGCAAACTTTTTTTGCGTGAATGTTTGGAGAAGCAAAAAAGAGTTGTATATTTGCTATGTCAACAACGACAAACAAACACAAAACGACATGAACTTCATCCACTCCACCTTCCGCTGCAATCTGTTGGACTACAACAACACTCGCAGCAGCATGATGATTGAGAACGCCCAGCTAGAAGAGTGCTCCGATTACAGCGGCATCAGCCTAGAGGTCCTCAACCACTGCGCCGAGAAGATGGTCAAGCGTTACAACCGCACCAATGAACCGCAGGTTCGCGACTTCATCGCCAACGGTTACAAGCTCACTCTTCACATTGGATAACGGTCCTAATCCGCTTCAAAGTACAGGCCCTCCGGGGCCTTTTTTTATGTCCCTACCTTTCGTCTATTTGATAACGTGAAGAAGACCATCCGAATCCCCGAGACGCTCTACGACATCACCATCTCCCAATACATGGAGGTTCGTGATATCCCAGACTCGAACGAGCTGGAGCAGGTGGTGCAGACCATTTGCATCCTCTGCCACTTGGAGCGGGCCGAAGTGATGGCCATGGAGCAAGCCGACATCCAGCACATCGGAGGCGTGATCGGGGGCATCCTCGACAAGTACGACGAAGACCACCCACTTGAAAGGACCATTGAACTGGACCAGCGCGACGGCTTCCACCCCAACCTCTCACGGATCACGGTGGCCGAATTCGCAGACATCGAGACCTTGTGCGCGGACTCCCTGGACAAACACCTGCCCCAGGTCATGGGCATCTTGTACCGCCCTATCGTCGAGGAGCATGGTGAATTTTACCGCATCGCAGACTACGACGGAGAGGACCGCTCGGAGTTCTTCCAGGAGATGAAGATGGGCCACGCACTGGGCGCCGCCGCTTTTTTTTTGCGTACCGGCAACGCATTAGCGGTCGCTTTGCACAGCTTTTCACAGGCGGTGAAGGATCCAAACTATCCGAGAAATACGGATGGTTCGCCACGTTTGTCCATCTCGCAGGGGAGGACATTACTAAACTACCGCAGGTGGAAAGGACGCACCTCGAAACGGCCCTCGCTTGGCTGGCCTATGAACAAGACCGCGCCCTCCTCGAAAAACAAAAAATGAACCTATGAGAACCATAAACCAAATCATCGACGAGCTCGGAACCGTCGCTCTATCCCATCGCTTCATCCGCTCCTTTAAGGAGGGCGAGATGTCAGAGGTCGATATCCAGAAGCTGGCCGGAGACAAGTACCCCATCTGTTACGCCGACATCAGCGGCGCAAGTATCGAGCGGGGAACCATGACGTACTCGCTGGATATCCTTGTGATGGATATGATCCTACCCGGACAGACGGACGCACAAGAACAATACTCGGATACGCTTCGCACGTTGAACGACATCATCAGTCAGTACGCCCAGGTCTTGAGCGCCCAGAGCGACGTGGACCGCGATGTGACGATCTCGCTTCCTGTGGACTGCGAACCCTTCACGGCTCGCTTCGACAATCTGCTCACGGGGTGGGTGGGTACGGTGCAACTTGTGACCTCCAACGAGCTCGACCTTTGCGCGGCGGCCTTCGCATGAAGGAGAAAATAATTTGCTTATTTGTTTGGTGGTTTAATCTTTGTGCCTATCTTTGAGGTATGAACAACGCACAAAACAACATCGACGGCAAGTTTGTAAACGCGGGAAACGGCATCTTCGGCGAAGTCCTCAACGTATGGAACGACGGAGGCGACTACGAAATGAACGTTCAAACCTTTGCTGACATTAAGACCAGCACCGGGGACGTGGTTAGCCTTTCGCCTAAGCGTTGCAGGGTTATCACTTGGAACGAATACCTCGACCTTGTCGAGTTGGTCGGGTAATCCATACAACACCTACATAAAAAGAAAGACCCCGCTTCGGCGGGGTTTT